AGTGTCGTGAATTCTTTGTATTTGCGATACTGCTGGTATGCTATTGCTCAGGAGAAGAAGTGGTGGAGGACACCTTTGTTTGGTGACAAGGTCTCCGCCATGACTTATGGGGATGACAACATTATGACCGTTGCGGAAGGGTATGATGATTTCAATCACACTGCTATTGCTGAGCAGTTGGCCAAAGTGAGCATCAAGTACACTATGGCCGACAAGGATGCTAAGTCCGTTCCTTTCATTTCACTTAGTGAGGCTTCGTTTTTGAAGCATTATGCTGTGTGGGATGAGGAATTGAACTTGTACCGTTCGCCTGTCGAGAATGATTCAATTGCTAAGATGTTGCATACGCACTTGAAGTCCAAGATTTTGTCTGTGGAACAGTCGAGTGCGGAAGCTATTCAGAATGTGGCATTGAAGTATTTTGAGTGTGGTCGAGAGGTTTACACGTCGCGTAAGTTACAGCTTGAAGAGGTTGCACGTGCTGCTGGAATTCAGGGGTACGTAGGACCAATTATGAGCTATGACGAACGTTTGGCGTGGTACCGTGAGAAGTTTGACCTTTAGGTCAACTTCTCGAAAGCCCGCCCTGGGGGCTTCTAATACCGAGGGCCACCGCAACTATGCGTTGGATAAGCTAAAAATAGTTGCTTGTGTTTGATTAACGCACAGGTTGTAGGTTCTGAATTACCTGCAATTTGTGGACAGCTACACAAGTAGTCATTGTATATTGTCGTTATTTAGCGACGGGGTGACGCCCACAAAAATAGCACTGTCATGTTGTCGATTGATGCACCGCACATGATATTTGTACAAATTGCATTACTTTTCTACATAGAATTTTGGAGGACGGTACCCTCAATAAAAATACCGAATTGAACACTACTATGCAAGTTATTCATCGTGTTGAATCGTTTGATGAACTGAATGAGATTGAAATCCTTAGGTTCCGTAACAAAGAACTGAAGGATAAACTTGCAAAGAAATACAGACATGTTTCCCAGCTTGAGAAACGGATTCGTCAATTGGAAAGTATGTTTTTGGTTTCGCAGTCAGGAGTTGTTTCAGATTCTCAACCTCCACCAGGAACAGAGGAGAAGGAGCTGGCTCCTATGACTACAGAACAAATTACTGCTTTTGCTGACCAGGATGCTGGTTGGACTACAGAGAAAGTAGGCTATTATGAGCCGACAATGGATCTAGCGAAAAATACTGATAGTGAATTGGGCAACTTTCTTGGACGCCCTATTCGTCAATCAGCGCAGACCTGGGTTGTTGGCCAACCTCTCTTTTACAAGTTCAACCCTTGGAAAGCATTTTGTGAGAATTCGTTTGTGCGAGATAAGATTAAGAACTATGAACTGTTGCGTATGAAATTGCATGTGAAAATGGTAATTTCAGGGACCAAGTTTCATTATGGTCGCGCTTTAGTTTCTTACAATCCGTACACTGTAAGTGATCAGGTAACTGTGAGCAGGAATTTTATCCTTCAGGATTTGATTCAAGCTTCACAGAAACCTCATTTCTTTCTCAATCCAACGAAGAATACTGGAGGCGAATTGTGTCTTCCCTTCTTTTGGCCCAAGAATTACCTCAGTATTCCTGATGCCGATTGGAATGACATGGGTGAGATTGTCATTTCATCGTTTGGAAACCTTTTGCATGCTAATGGTGGCAATGATCCTATTACCATCACAACATACATTTGGGCTGAAGACGTGGTACTCACAATTCCTACATCCTCTAATCCACCTCTTGTTTCACAGAGTGGTAGGCGTGGGAAGCGTGTTAATGCCAAAGATCAAGGAAATGCCATCAATTCGAATGATGAGTATGGTCAGGGTATTATTTCGAAACCTGCGGCAGCAGTTGCGAAAGCAGCTGGTGCACTGTCGAATTTGCCAGTTATTGGTCCTTACATGACTGCGACTCAAATTGGAGCAAATGCTACCAGTCGTATTGCACAAATGTTTGGATATTCAAGGCCAAATATCATCACTGACATTCAACAGTTCAAACCAATGCCTGCTGGAAATCTTGCGAACACTGATGCTGCTGATGCTGCTCTGAAGCTTACTTTGGATAGCAAGGCAGAATTATCTGTGGATTCACGTACAGTGGGTTTGGATGGAACTGATGAAATGGGTATTCTTGATTATGTGAAGCGAGAATCTTATTTGACTCAGTTTTCTTGGACTCCAGATGCTGGTCCGGACACTTTGTTGTGGAACACGCGAGTGTTGCCAATGCAGCTCGACAACATTAATGGAGAAATTCATATGACTCCATTGGCTCACATGGCCAGTGTTTTCGAGCGGTGGCAAGGTTCGCTTAAGTTCCGATTTCAGATTGTCAAAAGCGATTTTCACAAAGGTCGCATTTTGGCGAGGTGGGATCCGAACCAGTTCACATCAAGCGTTGATTACAATACCAATTATTCCAGAGTTATTGATATCGCCGAAACAGACGATTTCGAAATTGTGGTTGGTTGGGGCCAATCTGTTCCATGGTTGAGTTGTGGGCAGCCTTATGACACTGGATCGAATTTTTCCAGTGCTGCAAGGTTGCTTAACAATTTAGGCCAAGGAAATGGAATT